GTCTATATAATATCCACAGGAGGATGTAATGGAAAATAGTTTGAAACGCCAATGGTGGGAATGGCATAAAGAAAACCCACATGTCTATGAATTGTTTAAGCAATTCACAATGAAGGCAATCAATCGTGGTCATAGAAACTTATCGGCTTGGCTGATAGTAAATCGAATTCGATGGGAAACTTCTATCGAAACCACTGGCACTGACTTCAATATATCCAACGACTACATCGCATTCTACGCTCGGCTCTTCATGGTCGAGCATCCAGAATACAATGGATTCTTTCGCATCAAAAAGATGAAAAGGATTTAATCTTTCGAAGTTTCCACCCCTTAGTAAAAGAAATTTGGAAATTAAATGGCAATACCTAACAAACTAAAGAAACTGGATGCGTTTCATGGACGTCTCTTCAATGAAACCGAAGAGGCTGAGACTTGGTTAGATCGGATGCGCCGAAAACTAGGACATGAATATGAATTCGATATCAAAGAGAATGTTAAACTAGAAGACGGGAGTGATCTTGTCTTGGCTTTTATCCATAGGAGGAAATGAAAATGAGCCTACCAAAAGCAGGAGTAGTTGTTGTGAAGGCAGTCTACCATGTCTATCTGGAACCAGAAGAGATGCTAGAGTTTATGCAACAACCAGACTCGGTGCGTCAGGTTGAATACCTAAGCCCATCAAGCGACGATCTAATTGAAATGGAAGTCGATAGAGTCGACTACGAATAAACAAGGAGGAGATACTATGAGTAAGCAACAGCAATACATGGATGAACTTGCAACAGAAATCATCCGTCTCATGCAAGAGCATGGCACTGACTGGAAGAAACCTTGGATGGATAACTCTGGATATCCAAGTAATGCCGCAACAAAAAATAATTATCAGGGTATTAATGTAATCAACCTAATGATTGCTAAATACAGAAACGGATTCACTACTTCTAAGTGGGCAACCTACAAGCAATGGAATAGCTGTGGTTGTATAGTAAAAGAAGGAGAGAAACACAAAGCTAAGTCTGTATTCTACACTCGAAATGTTATTGAAGATCAGGATGGCAACGAACGATCCTATCCCTTTATGAAAGTGGTTCCTGTATTTAATGCAGATCAAGTAGAGAACTACGTTCCAGAAGTGGACGTAACAGAAAATAAATTCAATGACTATCCATTTGTCGAGCGCTTTGTATTTAATACTCAGGCTAAGGTCATACCTAATGCAGACTCTGCGGCATACGACCCAGCCTACGATCAAATACAAATGCCAGCAAAGAATAGTTTTAAAAGCACAGACACAGCAACGTCTGAGCAACACTATTATTCAACTCTATTGCATGAGCTTGTTCATTGGACAGGACACAAAGATAGATGTGATAGAGAACTTGTTGTTGTGCGCAACAAAAACTATGCGCAAGAAGAACTTGTTGCAGAGTTTGGCTCAGCCATGTTGTGTTCATTGTTAAATGTAACAGCAACGCCAATGGCTGACCACGCTCAGTATCTTAACTACTGGGTAAGTCTAATGACTGACAACAAGAAGGCTTTAAGAAAAGCCATCGCAGATGCAAGCAAGGCAGTAACATTCCTTGACGAGCAACAACCAAGCAGTCACTTGACTGTAGATATAGCCGCATAAAGGAGAGAGCAGTGCATATCAGAAGCAAAACAAAAAACCATATAACTTTCAGATGTAGTTACCATGAACTAGATTTACTTAACGACATTATTAATTATGGAACAGAAGCCTTTATATCAAAGTATGAGAATGGTGACTTTGATTTCAAAGGTAAGGGATACAAAACCTCAGCAAATAAATTTTGTGCTGGATGGAATATTATTCCAGACGAGTACATAAACAGAGAAGCTGAATGAAAACTCGGGCTTGGTTGCATCTGCCCCGTGTGGGCGAGGGCAGATGCAGCCAACCCCTCGACTCAAAGGAGGAAAACATGAGTCCAACATACGAAGATTTACAAAATCAACTAATCGAATGGCTTAGGCCAATGCGATTTACTATCTTAGATGTAACAAGAGAAGACTTTGAAAGCTCTATGATAAGACAAATCGAAGCAATCATACCTAAAGAACGATCGCTTTTATTAATTGTTGCTCTAAGCAATCCGTCTTTATGCAATAACGCTGACGCTGAACCATACATAGATGCAACAGATATTATTTCAGACAGCATCTATCGCAATCTATATAAATTTGCATGGCAATGGTTCAACGAAACCAACAAAGATATGAGAAAATTATATGTCAAAGCTGTTTGAAAAAAGACATCTTGAGTTTATAGCAGAGCATGTCGCTCCGCTTATGGGTACTCCGCAAGACATCGAGGTGCTTGCAGATACCTTTGAAGTTACCAACGCTGACTTCAAGCGTGGTAAGTTTGTCACCAAAGCAATCAAGAACTGGGAAGACAAACACCTAACGGCTTACGAAGCCACAATTATTGACGACGAAATTCCATACTAAGGAGGAACACACTATGCAAGAACTTGAAGTTTATGACCACATAACAGTAGATATTGACTCTGATATCAGTGATATATCTCCGCTAAAACTTCTTGAGATGATCGCAAATGACGACTACGAAATAGAAGTTGATCTTACTCTTGATGTCGATTCCATCGGGACAGTTAATATTGACCATTCCTTTGGAGCGCAGATAAGAGCAGAGTTAAATAAAAGTGCAGTGCTTGATGCTTTAGAATCAAACATTTCACATTTGCTTGATACAATTCTATCTCAAGCTGAGACAATCAAAAAATTACGCGATGAAATAATTCAACTTAAAGAAAGTTCAACAAAACCTGTTGAAGTCTTGCGACCTGTGGGTTAATATTCACAGGCAATTAAGGAGGAAAAGCTTTCCACAAAACTAAAAGGCGCCAGTAAAACTAGCACCTTTTCGTCGGCCGAGAAAAGCCCAACCCTTAATTGCTTATAGTACCATAATAATATCTATGTCAAGAGGAGGAAATCATGGCACGGAAAAAAACGGACACCATTGGACAGCCAGCTATCTGTTCCGAGTGTGGAGTAAACACGCATATGTTTATCTGCAAGCGGTACGATTTACCAGATGGCACATGGACAGAAGCATTGGTGTTCTGTTTACCGTGCCATGAAACCACCTATCAAAGAGACAAGAAACTTTGGGCGGCGGAAAAAGCGCGAGCTGAGCAGGCTGTTCGCAACAACGACTGGGAGTTTTAATGACAAGCAAAAGTAAACAGAAGGGTGCGTACCACGAAAAGTTTTTCGTGAAGCTACTAGAAAAGTGGGGCATCACAGTAAGGAAGCAACCACTATCAGGCGCACTCGGAGGTGAGTATGCAGGTGATTTAGTAATCCAACTTGCAGACCTAAAGCTTATTGCAGAAGTGAAGTACCGTGCAGACAGTGGGTTTCCATCGCCCTTTACTGTGCTTGAGGGCCGTGACATAGCCCTATTCAAGCGCGGTAAAGGCGAGCCGCGATGGATAATGATAGTGCCTGACAGGGTACTCGAGCAGTTTGTAAAAGACTATGAGATAAAGAAGAAGGTAAAAGATGATTGAGTTTGACGAGGGCAAGCTATCTGAATACCAACGCAAGAGTATTATAGAGAAAACATTTATCAAGAAGATGACTTCTCTCTATCGACCGCACAAACACTTGGTCGAACAAAATGCTATCGATGCGTTCACAGCAGAAGCAGTTGAAATGCTAAACAACAGACTGCCATTTGCTCAAAACCAAGATCACTTTGTTGATATGCTTCGCAAGGTATGGCGCAAGGTAGTTGACGGACATACATCTACATTCTTTTTCAATCTTGCAGACATAAGTAAAGCTGCATCCAACGTGGCATCGGAGCATTACCGTACACACGTTGCACCATTCCAACCCAAGGCGATATTCAATGACCCTCGCCATGAAGTAAGGGGGAGTAAAGACGACCCTGCTTCACAGGGCTGGACAAAAGAGAAAGCACAGGCGGCTATCGATGACACCCGTGCACAGATCGAGGCGGGTGATCTGCCTCGTGGTATAGGCGAAATACTAATCCGAATCCCAACCAAAGCGTTGGAAAGATTAATTGCAAAGGAGGAACAACATGGACAGAACTAAATCAATCGGTGGCTCGGATGCCCTGAAGATTATGCGCGGGGACTGGTCGTCACTATGGCTGGAGAAAACAGGACGCACACAGCCTGAAGACCTAAGCAATGTGTTTGCAGTACAGCTCGGTGTTGCGACGGAAGACTTCAACATCCGTTGGTTTGCAAGAGACATGGGCGTAGAAATCACAGGCAAGCAGACGCAGTACCAAGGCAGAAGCGCACACGGCGTACCACTCAGAGCCACACTCGATGCAGAGTTTATGTATGAGGGGCAACGCTGTGTCCTTGAAGTCAAACACACCTACGAAGGCAACACACTCAGTAAACAAGTGGCAAACTACATGCCGCAACTACAACTCTACATGCACATGGCGGCAGTGCCTTTCATTTACTTTGCAAATATCTTTGGCAATCGCCGCTATGAATATTGCAAGGTGAGTTGGGACAAGCATTACTATGACACCATGATGGTAAATATAAATGAGTTTTGGAGCTTGGTACAAAGCGATACAGCCCCACCAAATGCTGTTCATATCCCATCTATCGGGATAGATCACATCGAACTAGACGACATGGTTGCTCGCTGTGCAGACGGAGACAACATGTTCCTCGATCAAGCGCACCAGTTTATCGAAACAATCGAAGCTCATTCAATGCACGAGTCAGCAAAGAAAACTTTAAAAGCCATGGTTGCCAACAACGAAAGGGAAGTTTATTCGCAACCACTCACGATC